ATGATTAGGATTTTGCTGTCTACCCGCCTTGGCGAACGGCGGATGACACAGAGCGAACTCGCTCGTGTAACGGGGATTCGCAGCCAGACCATCAACGAGTTGTACCATGATTTTGCGGAGCGTGTGAATCTGGACGACCTCGACCTCATCTGTGAGGCATTAGACTGTAATCTCGATGACCTCATTGTGCGAGAACCCAACCCGGAGCGCAGGGTTAAAGAGGTGCGCCATATCCCCCAGACCGTGAGCAAGTCTCGCAAGAAATAACCCCATCTCCTGCCCGGATGCACGTTATGCGTCCGGGCTTTTTTCGTTATCGTCCGGCACGAATTCCAGCAGATCGGCAGGCTGGCAGTCCAGAACGGTGCACAGCTTGTCCAGAACGTCCAACGGAATATGCTTGACGGAGTTGTTGTTCATACCCGACAGAGTGGGCTGGCGAATCCCGGTCATGGCGACCAAATCCTTTTGCTTGATACCTTTTTCGGCAAGTACGGCTTTCAACTTGATGCGAATCATGTAAGCACCTCCCTTTTCTTCACTATATCACACTCACCCGAAAAATGCAACGCTTTTCGTAAAAATATTTACGAAAAATGTTGTTTTGCTATTGACATACAACGAAATTCGTTGTATAATATAGACATAGAGAGGAGGTTACGAGGTGCAAGGGAGCAACCCAAAGGGGGTGATGCTCCATGACAAGCAAGGAATTTGCAAAGCTCACCAGAGCCGAGCAGGTAGCCCGCTTTGAAGCATACAAAAAAGCGGCTCAGGATCGCACCCTGAACCGCTAACCGCTAAAAGCCCGTTATCCACAAGCCCCTTGCACCTCCATTTTATTTTTTTATTGAAGATTTGTCAAGAGTAAATCGGAGGTTTTCAGCATGAAGTTCATTGACATTAACCGCGAGTTCACCGCAGCAGCCAGCAGCTACATGGCACAGGGCTACTACATCAACGCCGGAACGATGGGCGGAAGCCAGGGCGAGGTCGCTCACATTGACCTCACCAACGGCACCGAGATCATCCGGGTGCTGCTTACCACGTTCAACAACTACCTCGGCACCGAGGGTGTGGAGCTGATTGTTGGCCGGGTCAAGGACGACATCAAGCCCAACCAGGAAGACCGCTGGAGCACCGTCTGGAATGAGCGTCTGGAGGTCATCAGCAGCAAGAAGTTCTACCGTCTGAACAACCGTGCACAGGATGGATTCTACGGCACAGAGGAGGAAGCAAACGCCGCCGAGGAGAAGCGGTTTGACCGCTACAAGAGCCGCCGCAGCAATGACAGTGCGGTGGATGTGACCGCAAAGGCCGCTCCGATGGTCAAAAAGTACATCCACGAGAAGTTCGGTGTCCGGCGCGTGAAGATGGACGATATCAAGGTCGTCAAGCACGGTGGCCGCTACACCGTCACCTACCACAAGCACGCTGCACAGCTGCACTAAGGGGAGGGCGCAAAGATGGTCACGATTCAGAGCCAGAACTTCGGCGTTGAGATTGAAATGACGGGCGTTTCCCGCGGAACAGCCGCCTCCGTCATCGCCAACTACTTCGGTGTCGGCGGCATCCACTTTGCAGGTGGTACCTACCAGACGTACGAGGCCAAGGATAGCAAAGGCCGCGTATGGAAGTGCATGAGAGACGGTTCCATCACTCCCCGGCGGCGCAGAGGCGGTGCAATCGTAGAGGCAGACGATACCTACCGCTGCGAGGTCGTGACCCCGATTCTCCAGTATGAGGATATCACCGACCTGCAAGAGGTCATCCGGGCACTGGTCAAGAAGGGTGCCATGGCGAACAGCTCCTGCGGTATCCACGTCCATGTTGACGGTGCGAACCACACGCCCGAAAGCCTCTGCCGGCTGCTGAACTTCGCCACCGGGCGGCAGGATCTGTTCTACGAAGCCCTGCAGATCGGCAACCGCGCAGACCACTGGTGCCACAAAATCAACCCTGCCCTGTTCCGTGAAATGAAGAAGAACGGCCGGGCAAGCCGGAACGATGCAGAGCGCATCTGGTACAGCGTGGTGAATGACGGATATGATGGAGGCGTGGATTCTTCCCACTACAACAGCACCCGGTATCACGGAATCAACCTCCATGCATTCTTCACAAAGGGCACCGTGGAGTTCCGGCTGTTCAACGGAACCACTCACGCCGGCCGCATCAAAGCCTACGTCCAGTTCTGCTTGGCAATGAGCGCATGGGCTATCAACTGTGACCACGACAATCTCCACTTCAAATCCGTTGCCGGGTACACCCAGCAGCAGAAACACGACCTCATGCTCCGGGTGCTGACCAAGCGTCTGGGCATGAGAGGCCCGGAATTCAAGACCGCCCGGTTGCATCTCACCTCTGCATTTTTGACAGAGGCCGAGAGTGAAAATACCGCCGCCTAAAAACCGAAAAGCTGCGCTATCTGGCTATACGGGCATTTGGAGGATATGACAATGAAACTTTACAAATACTCCGGCACCATCGAGGAGCTTGCCGTTGAACGCGGCCGAATCTCCTATATCAAACTCTTTGATGTGACCGACTTCGACAAAGCACCAACCAGACTGGAAGTCTTCGGTGCGCTCGGCAAGTACATTGAGGCCATCGAGTTAACCGATGCCGAAGAACGGTACATCAAGAGTGATTGGTACTTTGACAGCAACCTGTATCTGCGCCGCATTGAAGTCCCCGGCGTGGGCGATTGGCCGGCAAAGATTATCACCCAGTCGCCTGACGACATCGACCAGCTGGAGATTTTCGGAGAGCGGGAGTACATCGAAACCAGCAAGCCAAAGTCGATGCCCGGCGAGGAAGTGAACCGCTGGCTGATGTGGGAACGCCAGAACATGAAGTAAGGAGGTCATGACCATGTTCAGTATTACCGATAATGAGAGATTGCGGGATGCGTATGCGCTTCTGATGTTCATGCAAAACGATATTCCTGCCTCTGCTGAGAAGAAGGGCGCCGTGAAAAATCTGGCCGCAACTGTTAAGAGGGAGATTCGGAGCTACAACAACCGCCCGGCTTCCAATGTGCGCATTATCAGCGGCGACTATAATGGCCATCTGGATTTGGTTCGGCTGCCCGATGAACTGGACAGGATGCACGAAGAGGCTGCTGCTGACTGGTTCTGCAACAACTGCTATCTGGAAGCTTACAACAGCCAATATGACTGCACAGGGCAGGAGTTCACGAGCTGGTATAAGCTGTTCAGGCGGCAGGGCCACTGGTTTGCATATCACTCGGTTAGCCGAGATGTTTAAGGAGGAAGTACAATGACGGACGAAAAAGCTATTGAAAAGATGCTCTATGATCAGCAGCAGGGCTGGCCGCTGTGCCCCCGCTGCGGCGAGAGGATGCCGGACAAACTGACCCACGGAGCACTGAGCCGCCACGCCAATGGCGTGTACATCTGTGAGGCCTGCGGCACCGATGAAGCTCTCCGGGACTGGACCGGGAACGTCAAACCGCTGTCCGACTGGGTGCTGGTTCGCGTATACAATGGAGATCTTCGGAGGTAATCGATATGGAAGAAATGCTCCTGTCACTGAATGGACCGTGGTCAAACGCAGCCTGCATCGGCTACTGTGTCATGGCGATGCGCAACGCTGGTTTGAGCGAAAAGACGCAGCGCAAAGTCCTTGATGAACTGACCCGGTGTTTTGACGATGTGAGCGTTGAAGATGCTGCACAGATGAAGTTCTAAACAAACAAAAAAATCCCCCTACACTGGCCCGAAGGTCAATGCAGGGGGATTTTTGCGCGCTACCGAGGTAGCCAAATATAAAATCAAGAGTGGACCATGCCGGGCCGCTCTCTACAAAAGCCGAAGCTTTTCAAGTGCCTCTATTTTACACGGCACTCATGCAGCAGTCAAGACTTTTTGCCCAGTGCTGCGGTCATAACATCAAAGGCGTGTTCGATGACCGCGTCCAGCACCTCGTCGGTGATGGCCCAACGGATAGCCGCCGGGCACTTGGCGCGGAGAGCAGCGAACACCTGCTTCTTCTTTTTGGCGCCCTGACCGCTGCCCATGATGGACAGCTCGGCCTTTTCGACCAGTTCCAGAGCCAGATCCTTGACGGTGGCCTTGTAGCCCAGCCGGATGCCCCCGACTGCCAGAGCAACGAAGCCCAGCAGCATCAGAGCGATGGCGATGGGCGCGGGGATGAAGTTCAGCATAGCTTCCATGACATTGCCTCCTATAAGTATCAGCGGCGCGGGGAGCCACCCCTGCGCCGTTTTGTCGTGTTGGTTATATCGGATGTTTCACAGGTACTTGGAAGCCCCGGAAATGGCCTTCCAGCTGGCAGGGCCACAGATGCCGTCCACGGTCAGTCCGTGCGCCTCCTGCGCTTTCAGCAGAGCATTCTCGGTGCCCTCGCCGAAAATGCCGTCCGGGGTCAGCCCCAGCAGCCGCTGGAGCATCTTCGTGGCTGCACGGTTTGCATCCCCGGTGCAGCCCCGGCGGATGGTCGGCAGGACGAACTTCTGGTAGGTGGTGCTGGGATAGTGCTTCGGGGCATCGCACAGCCACGTTGCCTTTGCATCGCGGGTGTCGGTGTGCACGATAGCACAGCCATCATACCAGTAGATGCCAACCGCCTTGAAATACTGGGCGGCGATGATGCCCAAGGCCACAGGATTGATGCTGCGGTCCACCATGCGCCAGTCTGCCGCCATACCATAGCGGTGCTTGGAATTCGGACTTCCGCCAACGGTCTTGCTGGCATTGTGCGTGATGCATCGGTATCCGCTGGTCACCTTGATGGCCTTGCCCAGCTTATCCCGGATGGACTGAAGTTTTTCGACCAACTCCGAATCGACCATCTGGCGAGTACACCCGCAGGGACACTTGAAGTCCTTGCGGGTGAAGTTCTTGCTCAGGGCAGATGTGTCGCTGGCCTGATAGACAATGACTCTCATGTAGAAAACCTCCTTCAAGAGAAGTCGTGCTTTTGAAGCCGCTCATTGTACACCCGCTTGATATTCGCTACCGCGCAGATGCAGCGGTTGTTTTTGTAGTTGGGGTGACTGCGGCAGTATTCCTCGTAGGCATCAATGATGGCCAGAACCTCGATGAAATGCTCCCTTGTGTGGTGCTTATCGTCAATCAGTTCATCATTGAACCTCAAAATCTGGGTGCGAAGAAGGTTCGCATTCCGCTCATCATCGACCCGGATGTGTTCATCCAGCTTCTTTTGAGTTTCCTGCTGCCTTTCCAGCACCTCGGCGTTCAGAGCGTGCCCGATCCACTTGATGATGGCCGACCACGGATTCAGTTTGATGGGGGCGATCTGGACCAGCGTAAGGAGGACTATCAGCGTCCCGCCCCCCGCCGTCAGTATTTCTTGGATACTCATTGTGTCCTCCTGCACAAAAAAGGCAGCCACACCCCGGCGGGTGAAGCTGCCTTTTGATTTTATTCTGCTGCATCCAGCATATCTTGTGAGTGGCGAACTAGCACGTAGTCCTCCAGAATCTGATTTCGCAGGGCATCGTTGTTGCAGTCCTGCATCAAGCCCAGATAGCTCTGAATCACGCTCAGGGCGTACTCAAGGGGCACATCGCCGCGGCCGTAGGCTTCACGGACATACCGAAGATGCTTCTTCATGCCAAGAGAGGTCTGCCGCCGCAGTTCGATTTTATCAGGGGTGATTTTCCGTCCGACAAATTCAACGGGTTTGCCCAGCGGGATAACTGCTGTTTTGTCGTTCAGCTGCAAGCCGACATTGGTACGCAGGTAGTCATCGACATACCCAACGACTTCCCATGCTGCCTTTTTGCCATCGACAATGCACATCATGTCATCCATAAACCGGGCGTGTTCTGGCACTCGCAGTTCCCGCTTGATGTAGTAGTCTGTTGGAGTCATAACCACATTGGCGGTCATCTGCGAAATGAGGCTGCCGACCTGCATCCCGATGCCGGAAATGCGCTCGGCTGTGGTAACGTCCGTGCAGTACACGGGCAAACCCAGCGGTCTGCCGTCGCAGCGGATAGCCTGTTCCAAAAACCACACCATGTCCGGGTCATCCAGCGGTTTGGAAAGTTCCCGCAGCTGAATGTCCACCGGGATGCGGAAGAAGAACTTGGCAATGTCCATCTTGACGATGTACCAGTCTCCCGGCTTGCGGGCATAGCTTCGCATCCATTGCTGAACAGTCCTCGATGCACGGATAGGACCTTTCTCCTCGATGCTGCCAAAACTGTACTCATACATCGACTTGCGGTAGATAGGCCACAGGACGTTGTGTGCAGCGCAGTTGATGACGCGGTCATAGAACGGCAAGCTGCTGATAAGCCGCAGCTTCGGATAGTATTCATAAAACTGGTGAAGCTGCCCGGTGTGGTATTCATGCCACTGGAGCCGGTTCACCGAATCTATCAAATTATCCTCAAGGAGATTTGTGTACTGGAGTACGCAATCCTGTTGCCGCTTGTGTTTGCGGGCTTTCAGATAACCGTCATACATATTGTCGAACGTTGCGAAACGCTCAAAAATGTGTCTGTATTTTTCCAACAAATCCCTCCTGAGGTCGTACCCGAACGAGTGCCGTGCGCCCAACACGCCGGAACACTGGCCCGAATACTGGTGTTTTCAGGCTGCATATTGCAACCAAGGGAATCGACCCCTTTATCCCTCTGTGCTGAGAGTAAACCCATGAGTTTACAGTATCTGACGATGAGGCAAAGCGGAGCGGAAGCCCAAGTTCGCCCTCGTGTTGGAACGCGGGTTGTTGCCGTTGAACGAGGCGAGGCCGTAAGAGGAGTTGTTCCAGTTGCCGCCGGAGTAGAAGCACGCTACGGCCGATTCCCTATGTTTTTCGACTGACCGTTGACGGTTTTCAGCCAGCCGCCCAACATCTTTCCGATTTCGACCACCATGCCGGACCAGACCTCGTATTTCTTCATGGGCAGAAACCCCAACTCATGGGAAAGCCGGAGATATGCGCGAAGTTTCATGATCTCAACGTCCAGTTCCTGCAAGGTAGTCTTCTTGTAATACTTTTTCTGCGCCTCGATGGTACGCTCCAGCATGATATCCATGCAGTGCTTTATGTCCGTGCAAAGCGCAAATTTTTCCGATTTCGGATACTGGGCCAAAGCCGGATAAGCATACTCCATCATGTCGTATACTTTCTGCATAAGTTTCAATTCTTCTGCCATGCGGTAGACCCTCCTCCGAACGCGGGATAGTATAACAAGATTTGCATTGAAAATCTGCCTTTCGGTGGATTCTTCCGGTTTTCGGAGAAATCCACCGAAAAGCAAAAAATCAATTTTATAAACGACCCCGCTTCGCGGGGTCGAGGGAACGTGCTGTGCTATCGCACAGCAAACAGGTCACAGTCAGGCAGTGGGCAGTTTTACAAAAGCGGAGCGGAAGCCCAAGCACGCCCACGTGAGGGAACGCGGGGAGTTGCCGTAGAACGAGGCGAGGCCGCAAGAGGAGTTGCTCCAGTCGCCGCCGGAGCAGAAGCACCGTTCGGCAGCACCATTGTTGAACCAGCAGCCGTTGCCGTCTTCCAGCGTATCACCGGGATACTCCAAGAAGCCGAGATTGTACAGCCACAGCTTCGCACCGTCCTTGATGGTGCTGTCGCACTCAATCTGTGCCTCAGTTTCGTAGTCGGATTCATCCTTCTTGACGGTAATGTTGGTGGACCAGACCAGCTTGCCGCTGATATGGTCAGCCTTGACAGAACCGGAAGTGGTGCCACTGCCGTTGGGGGTAATCAGAGTGCCGTCCGCAGCGTTGATGGCTTTCCACTCTGCAGAGGTCGCAGACTGGCTGTGTGCGGAATCCGCGCCGTTGTTATTGGCCAGAACCTGCAGTTCACCGTATACCATGCGCACGCCGCCAGACCACTCCCAAATATTGCCGCACAGGTCGGCAATACCAGACGGAGTCTGGTCGTGATACCAAGTCAGAGGGCCGGTGCCAGTGGCAGTACGGCCAGTGCCTTTGTCGCCATCCTTGTAGGTCGGAATCGCCTTGTAGACGTTCTCGCTGGGATGCTTGCCAAAACTGGTGTTGCCCTTGGGCAGAAAGCCATTGGCAATACACCAGCGCAGAATCAGACCCCATTCCATGCGGGTCATGCAGTGCCAGCCCTCGCCCTTTGCCTCGCAATACTGCCGCGCCTGGTCAAAGTTCATGCCGGCAGCAGGGTCAACACCGCCGATGGAATAGGCACGACCATCCTGCACGATGTTCAGATACTTGGAGATGTAGATAGCGTCCACCTCGGTGCCGTTGACGATAAACGCAGGGTGCACGGCGGTGCTTTCACCCATGCCCAGCTGCTTGTAGGTCATCTTCGGGATCTTCACCATGATGGACGGCATACCGGCGTTGTCGTAAATCAGCTCATTGCCGGGTGCAAGGCCAGTGACGGCCAGATTGGTCAGGTCAAAATTTGCAGCCATAGTAGTTACCTCCTATCAGTCGATGGCCCACAGGGTCAGGGTCACGTTGTCCATGGAGAACGGAATCGGTTCAGAGGGAGTGCTGTTGCCCATGCGGGTGCCGCCCTCGGCGTTCTCCTCGCCGTCTGCGGCTACCTCCTCGATGGGTTCCGGCTGGGTGTACTTGCGGGCAGGAATATCGATTTCTGCCACATAGCTGCGGCCGGCAGCTGCGCCGATGACCAGCTCGCCATAGCTGTCGTAGCACACATCGATGTGAACGTCACGGTCGTCCTCGCGCTTGGCGAGGTTGATGGTCAGGTCATCATCGAAGCAGATTTTGTTCTTGACGACCTCGTAGGGAATCTTGGTGCCGGAATTTTTCTCGATAACGGTCATTTCAGAGTACCTCCGATTGCGATGTATTTGATGGTGGCAGACTTTGCGGAGCCGTTGTAGGCCAGCTTGAAGCCGTTGACCAGCTTCTCGCTGACCTCAATATCCCCGACCGGACCATCGGATTTGACCAGTTCGGTCATAACCAGATAGCTGGTGCTGCCCATGTTTTTGCCCAGCGACACGCTCTTTTTGGAGTTGTTGCAGGGATAGGTACGAGCATTGGTCAAGTCAACGCTGCCGGACACAATCTGCCACGTGTTGTCGATGCCAGCAACCGTTTCGTCCAGCTGCCAGCCACGCTGCCGAACCTCGTTGAGCAGCGTACCGAATGCAGCATACAGGTCCCACACGCCCGCCTCGATGTTATTGAAATGTGCCTGATCCTGAGGGGTGCCCTGCTGCATCACCTTGCCAGCGGGAGTGATGGTCCATGTTCCGTCATTGTTGTCGGTGATGACGTACAGACCGGGCTTGTCCGTTACATGGTCAAGCCATACCGTTTTTGCGTACACGGTCATTCCTCCTTTTTCTTCTCGGTGAACGTGAAGTCAAACCAGTACAGGATACCAGTCTGACCTGTTGAGATTTTGATGTTTACGTCCTCGTGCGCCCAGACCTGATTGTCCGAGTTGAGCAGTTCCACACGGTTCACCGTAATCTCGCCCAGCCCGGTGATGGACACTCTGGCGCGGACAGTACCATCAGCCAGAATGTCGATGCCGGAAAGCGGAACGGTGTAGTAGGTCGAGCCGACACGGAAACGCGCACAGGCAATGCGCCGTTTGAGATAGCCCCGCAGGTCTGCGAAGCCAGCCGAATCAATCATGCTGCTACCTCCTTAAAAATTTATTCCCGGTGCGCTGCCGCACACCTTTGCGATGTAGGAAACGCCGAGGCCGGATTCCTCGGCAACAAGCCCTCCGCCTGATGTACCGCCGGATGTGGCGGTTGCCGGATGCAGACCAGCTGTCAGGTCGCCGGATGCCGGGGCCGCGTATGTTCTGCTGCCGTCTGCGGTCTGCACAACAACATACCCCGCATCATCGAAGCCCTGCGTGGCCGTCTCCGGGTAGGTTCCAGCCAGTTTCTCCGGCGCATAGGCTCCACCATTGTCCACCGTCAAAACCTCGATTTCCGAGGCGGCAGTGCGGCCCTGTGTGGCCGTGGCCGGGAACGTGCCAGCGTCAAGCTGCCCGGTGCGGGGGTGAGCGTAGCTGCCGCCGAACTCGTCCGTAACGATGATGATATTCCCAGCGGAGATGCCGCCCTGTGTGGCCGTTTTGGGGAAAGTGCCGCAGCGGCGCACCGCATACACGATATAGCCGCTGCTGGTCACGATCTCGATGCCGAACGTGCTCTGGTAGTACACACCATCGTTGTGCGACCGCAGGCTCTTGTAGTAGCCGATGGCCCACAGCACACGTTCGGTGCTGACGTAGGACGCATCGGAGCCGCTCATGTCCAGCATGACCCGGAAGTGGTACGGCTC